TTGGAGCAATTATTGCAGCGGCTGCTGGCGCAGCAAGTACTGGTTATTCTATTGCTGCTGGAGAAAGCGCAAAAAACAAGCAAGCGGATGCATTGAGAAAACAAGAAAAAGCGCAGACTCAAGCAGTTAATGCGGCTCAGGGTCAGCGCAAGCAAAGCGAAATGGCGATGAATCAGGCGAACAGGCAACAGCCGAATGTTTCAGGAATTATGGAGGCTGCTTCTGCTGCATCAAGTGGTGGTGGTGCTGGGACTATGTTGACTGGTCCGACTGGTGTTGATCCAAACGCTCTTGCACTTGGCAAGTCATCTCTTCTTGGAAGTTAATGGACTATTCATCCGACAATCAGTCTTACAAGGGCGCACCAAAGCGGGAGCAATTGCTTACCCGTCTTGGTCATTTGAAGTCTGAACGGGCGAGTTGGATTGCACATTGGCAGGAGATCACTTCTTACATTTTGCCTCGCAACGGTCGATATTTTCAGCAGGACAGGAATCGTGGGTATCGCCGTCACAACAACATTTACGACAATACTGGCACACGCGCCTTGCGAACTCTTGGCGCTGGCATGATGGCTGGTGCGACTTCTCCTGCCCGTCAGTGGTTTCGTCTAGGGACTGGAGATCCTGATTTAAATGCATTTTCTCCAGTGAAGTTGTGGCTGGACACGGTGACGAAGAGGATGCAGTCTGTTTTTCAGCAGTCGAATACTTACAGGTCTTTGCATCAGATGTATGAGGAACTGGGAGCGTTTGGAACGGCTGTCAGCATTGTGTTGCCAGACTTTAAGAATGTCATTCACCATTACCCTGTGACTGTTGGCGAGTACTGCATTGCGTCTGACTATCAGGGAATGGTTTGCACTTTGTACCGAGAGTTTGACAAAACAGTTGCCGAACTCGTCAAGGAATTTGGTTACAAGAATTGCTCTCATTCTGTCAGGAATCTGTATGACCGAGGCAGTTTGGATCAGTGGATACCGATTATTCATGCGATTGAGCCTCGTGAGGACAGGGATTCGTCGAAAAAGGATGCGAAGAACATGCCTTTTCGCAGTTGTTACTTTGAGGTTGGTGGAGATGACGGGAAATTTCTGCGAGAGGGTGGATATAAGGATTTTCCAGTGATGTGTCCGCGCTGGAGCGTTGTCGGCGGCGACATCTACGGAAATTCCCCTGGCATGGAGGCTCTCGGCGACATCAAGCAGTTGCAACATGAGCAGTTGCGTAAGGCTCAGGTCATTGACTATCAGACAAAGCCACCTCTTCAGGTGCCGAACTCAATGAAGAACAGAGATGTTGAGAGTTTGCCTGGCGGGATCACATTTGTTGACGGTGGCAGCCAGGGTATTAAGACTGCGTTCGAGGTGAATTTGAATTTGCAGCACCTTCTCGGCGACATTCAGGATGTCCGTGAGCGTGTTCGTGGGTCTTTTTATGCTGACTTGTTCATGATGTTGGCGAATGCGACTGATACGCGTATGACTGCGACAGAGGTTGCTGAACGACACGAAGAAAAGTTGTTGATGCTTGGTCCTGTGATCGAGCGCCTCCACAACGAGTTACTTGACCCACTTATCGACATCACTTTTCAGCACATGGTTCAGGCTGGGATTGTTCCGCCAGCGCCACCAGAATTGCAGGGCATGGAGTTAGAAGTCGAGTTTGTTTCGATGTTGGCACAGGCTCAACGAGCGATTGGGACAAATAGCGTTGATCGATTTGTGGGAAACCTTGGCGCAATTGCTCAAATGAAGCCTGATGTGCTAGACAAGTTTGATTCTGACAAGTGGGCAGACTCATATTCTGACATGCTTGGCGTTGATCCCAATTTGATTGTTGCTGGCAAGCAGGTTGCGATGATTCGAGACGCTCGAAACAAGGCAATGGCTGCGAAAGAGCAGACTGCGATGATGGAACAACAGTCGGCAACTGCAAAGAATTTGGCACAGTCGCCAACAGGAAGCGGTCAACAGAACGCGTTAATGGATGTAATGAACCAGTTCAGTGGATATGGATCACCTTCACCAAGTCAAGTTTAAGAAGTAAACAATGGCAATTCCAGCATCATTATCAATTGCATCTTCACCAAACAGTTTTGAATATTAAAAATAAAGGAACAATCCAATGGGACTAAAACAAAAAAATAACACTCCATTTCTTTACGACGAAAACAACAACCTTGTTGGCGTAAAAAATGAAAATGGTACAGATCAACGATTATTTGCAAAGATCTACAATTCTGGAATTGCTGTAAGTGCAGTATCCGCTGCCGCTACATTTGTAACACTTACGGCTGCCGCTGGCGCAAGTTCCACGCTTACCCGAATTAGTAGTGCTGGAATCCATAGTCTTACATCAGCATCTGATGGTCTTGGTGTTTATGTGACTTGGGATGGAACTGGAAGCGGAGTCAACGGCATTTATGCAATGACTTATGTAAGCACAACTGCAATTGACATTGCATCTAAGTTTCTTGCAAAGGTTGTCACGATTGGCGTTCAATCTCCTGGTGTGTTTACATGTGCAAATCACGGTTTCTCATTGAATGATGGAATTCGTTTGACAACGACTGGAACCCTTCCTACTGGTCTTGCTACTGGAACAACTTATTATGTGAACAATGTGTTGGATACAAGCACATTTACGGTTTCTGCAACTGTTGGTGGCGCAGGAGTCAATGTCACGGCAGCAGGATCTGGTGCCCATACAGCGACAAGTTATTACGGCGTTCCAACCGTGGGACTTATTACAACAAATATTCCCGTTGCGTCTTTTACAGTTGGAGCAGGAGAAATTACAAGGACTGGTTACATGAACCTTTCTATAATTTTTACTCTTGTGTCAAATGCAAACAACAAAGCGATTACTGTGCAGTATGGTGGTGTTGATTGGGTCAATACAGGAACACTTACAGCATCAATGTTGTCTGTATATATCAGCAAAGTTGCATATGCGCGTACGCCGACAACGCTTATTAGTTCGCCAGTTACATCTCTTGGTCACGGCGCATTAAATGCGGCAAATGTTGTTATTACAAAGGATTATTCGGCTGCACAGACGCTCATCATTTATGTCAAGTCTGGAACAGTCAATGAAGCAATTACCCTTGAAGGGTATGAACTTGAGGTGAACTAAGCGGTACCCGTGCTTTACAGACAATGATTAGATTTTAAAAGTGAGTAACTACGATCCGCTAGACATTCGAGGTCAAGAGCAAACGAAGGAAAATAAAGACCTTCGAGAAAAACTAAATAGGCAGAACGAAGAATCAGATCTGAAATGGCTGATGAGCAACAAGAAAGGTCGAAGGATCGTATGGAGGATGTTGGATCAGGCAGGAGTTTTTAGGCTTAGTTTTAGTCAGAATTCAATGCAGATGGCATTTAATGAAGGAAACAGAAACAGCGGACTAAGAACGATTTCGATGATTCACCAGACTTGCCCAGACTTGTATCAGGTAATGCTAAAGGAACAAAATGACACAAACAGAATCATTGATGACAACACCAGCACCAACCAATAACGCTGCTGTTGCATCGACTGAATCTCCAACAGGAGATGTATCAAATGCGGTTGTGACTCAAGACCAGCAAGTTGCAAATGCAACTGAAACTGGCAATACAGAGGGCGACAGTAAGGATGCTCCAAAGACCGAAGCGGTTGGCGCACCAGAAAAGTATGAATTCAAAGCCCCAGAAGGCAAGAATTTTGACAACGAAGTCATTTCGACATATTCGGAAGTTGCCCGTGAATTGAACTTGAGTCAGGCTTCCGCGCAGAAGATGTTAGACACACTTGGTCCAAAACTCGCTGAAAGGCAGATGGCTCAAATCGATTCTATTCGACAAGGATGGGTTGATTCGTCACGAATTGATAAGGAATTCGGCGGAGAGTCGCTCGACAAAAACATGTCGGTTGCTAAGAAGGCGTTGGACACATTTGGGACACCTGAACTGCGAACGGTATTAAATCAATCTGGTCTAGGGAATCATCCTGAAGTCATCAGGTTTTTCTTTCGAGCAGGAAAATCAATTAGTGAAGATGGTTATGTCGGTCCGTCAAGTGGTTCAGGTTCAAAGGGACAACCACGAGACTTTGCATCACAAGCGTCAATGCTTTATTCAAATCAAAAATCTTAATTTTAAGGAAACTTTTTTATGGCAACACTTTCAACAACAAATTTAACTCTCGCTGACTGGGCGAAACGAACTGATCCAAACGGATCTGTTCCAGTCGTGGCTGAACTCCTCTCGCAAACAAATGAAATTCTTCAGGACGCAGTTTTTAAGGAAGGCAATTTGCCGACTGGCGAACGCGTCGTAATCCGAACAGGATTGCCAACCGTGTACTGGAGAGCATTGAATCAAGGTATTCCAAGTAGCAAGTCAACGACTGCACAAGTTGACGAAGCATGTGGAATGCTTGAAGCCCGTTCAGAAGTGGACAAGGATCTTGCAATGCTCAATGGCAATACGGCTCAGTTCCGTTTGTCCGAAGACACTGCGTTCTTGGAAGCAATGAACCAAACACAGGCAACGACAATGTTCTACGGCAACCCAGCCACCGAACCAAAGTCCTTCCTTGGATTGGCTGGTCGATACTCAAGTCTGTCGGGCGGAAACGCAACAAATGTTATTACCGCTGGCGGTAGTGGCTCTGACAACACTTCGGTGTTCTTGGTTTGCTGGGGCGACAATACCGTGTATTGCCCATTCCCTAAGGGTTCAAAGGCTGGTTTGATCCATGAGGATCTTGGCGAACAAACCGTGTTTAACAGTGACAGTCGCATGCAAGCGTATGCAACTCGTTACCAATGGAAGAACGGTCTCGTTGTCAAGGACTGGCGCTATGTTGTTCGTATTCCAAACATTGATGTCAGTGATTTGATTGGTCAAACTGGTACTCAGGCTTCAACGGCTGCTACAAACATCATCAAGTTGATGGCAAGAGCAATCTACCGCATCCCAAACATGTCAATGGGTCGATGTACATTCTACATGAACCGCACCGTTCACAGTGGCATGGCTTTGGCAGCGTTGGACAAGAGTAGTGCTGTGTTGAAAATCAACGAAGGTCTCACTCAGTTTGGTCAACCACATAGTTGGTTGACATTCCTTGGCGTTCCACTTCGCAAGGTTGATTCTTTGCTCAACACAGAAGCCGTTGTCTCATAATTCAAATTTTACAAAAGGAAAAAACATAAAATGATTACTGATAATTTTCTAAGACTTTCTGGTTCGCTTACGGCTGGTTCTGCAACTGGTCAAACTATTACTGCTACCGCAAATTCAACCAATGTTGTCGATCTTTCGCTTGCGCGAGATATTGGCGAAGGCGAAGATTTGTATGTGCAGTTTACTGTTGGAACTGTGTTTGCAACTGGAACAAGCCTCACACCAACAGTCGTTGTTTCTGCGGCTGATAGTCTTACAACGCCAACCACAATTGGTACTGCTGGAACAATTTTGACTGCAACCCTTGTCGCTGGTTACACATTTGCAGTTCGCTTGAATCCAATTGTTGCTTCACTTGGTTTGCGTTATCTTGGTGTAATCTATACGGTTGCTGGTTCCAATTACACAACTGGAACAATCACAGCAGATGTTGTTAATGACATCCAAGACGGCAAGAAGTTCTACGCATCTGGTTTCGCTGTTCTTTAATTTAAGGAGATTTTATGGCAAAAGTAAAAGCAAAAGTCACATGTTTCATTGACAACTCCCTCCGCAATGAGGGAGATGAATTTGAATACAACGGTCCAAAAAACACGAATGTCGAAATTCTCGACGGGACTGAATTTGAAAAGACCGAGGTCAAAGTAGAGGACACTCAAGTTGCAAAACAAAAGTGGACTCCAAAAAACAAGACTGCTGCTTCTTCGGCTGACTAATCTCGTTTGTAAAGATTCATACGAGCGAGGGGAGTCGATGAGAAATCACGACTCCTCTCGTTTTCATAAGGAGGTTCGATGGCTAGTGTTGTAGATATTTGTAACCTTGCGTTGGCTCATATTGGTGACGATGCAACGGTTTCGAGCATTGATCCTCCTGAAGGTTCCGCGCAGTCTGAGCATTGCAAGCGTTTCTATGCAATTGCAAGAGACACAATGCTCCAAATGCATAATTGGAACTTTGCTTCAAAACGCATCTCGTTGGCTCAAGTTACGAACCCAATAACCGAATGGCTGTATGCATACGCTGCTCCTTCGGACATGTCTGTCGCAGTTTCAATTCTTGCTTCAGATGCTGGTGATGATTACTCGGCTCGTTTCGTTCCCACCGACACGCCATTCTTTCCGCCAGTTGTTGCGGCTGGTCAATACACACCTCAACCTTATTCAATTGAGGTTGACACTATTGGCAACAAAGTCATCTACACAAATCAAGAAAGTGCCGTGCTTCGGTATCAGGCTTTAATTACAGATACAACAAAGTTTGATGCGTTGTTTGTTCTGTCTTTGAGTTGGCACCTTGCAAGCATGCTTGCAGGTCCAGTCATCAAAGGAGATGCAGGATCTGCGGAATCAAAGCGTTGCATTCAGATGATGTCTGGATACTTGCAAGCAGCAAAGCAATCCGATTCAAATCAAAGGAACATCAGGGTCGAGCATGTTGTTTCGTGGACAAGCGGACGCTAATGCCAACAACCAGAACATTCAATCGGTCATTTGCTGGTGGCGAATTGTCGCCCGAAATGTTTGGTCGTATTGATGATCAGAAATTTCAGACTGGTGCTGCAAAGATGCGGAACTTTATTGCATTACCACAAGGTCCTGCCGTAAACCGACCAGGGACAAAGTTTGTACGAGAAGTCAAAGACAGCACCAAGAAGACTCGGCTTATTCCATTTACATACAGCACCACACAAACAATGATTCTTGAGTTCGGTGAGGAATACATACGATTCCACACGCAAGGCGAGACACTTCTAGCAGGAACTGGAGCCGCATACAACGGAGCAACTTCGTATGTGGTTGGAGCAATGGTGAGTTACTTGGGTAACAATTATTACTGCATCCTTGCATCCACAGGCAACTTGCCAACGAATTCCACATATTGGTATCTAATACCAAGCGCTGCATACGAAATTCCAAGTACATACTTGGAAGTAGATTTGTTTGACATTCACCATGTTCAATCCGCAGATGTGTTGACGCTTGTTCATCCAAACTATCCACCGCGTGAACTACGAAGACTTGGCGCAACGCAGTGGACTTTAACAAATATTTCTTTTGTTCCAACCGTGACAAGTCCAACAGGCGTTGCTGTAACTGCGTCCCGTGGCGAAGCGTTTAATATTACTGCGATCACGCAAGCAAATCCAGGTTCCTTAACGCTTGCATCTGTGCATCAATTTGTTGTTGGGGATTCTGTGTATATCAGCGGAATTTTAGGAATGACAGGATTTGTTGCTGGTTTCTATGTTGTTAATACATCTGTCGCTGGAAGTACATATCTCAGCGTCAAAAATTACACAACTGGCGTTCCATTTGACACAAGTGGATTTGCCGCATACACAGGTGGTGGCACAATTGAATATGGGTCAAAAATATTTGACATTAATAATTATTATGTTGTTACTGCTATTGCTGCAAACGGAGTTGACGAAAGCCTTGCGTCCGCAAGCGTAAATGTCACAAACAATTTGTATGTGAATGGAGCGTTTAACACAATTACTTGGTCTGCGGTTGCTGGTGCTATTCGATACAATGTCTACAAAATTCAGTCTGGTTTGTATGGATACATTGGTCAGACTCAGGCTTTGTCATTTACCGACAACAACATTGCGCCTGATATGGGAATCACAACTCCAATTGTTGAAACAGTTTTTAATAGTGCCAACAATTATCCTGGAGCAGTTTCGTACTTTGAACAACGCAGAGTGTTTGCTGGAACAACCTACGCTCCACAGCAATTGTGGATGACACGGTCAGGCACCGAAAGTGACATGTCGTACCACTTGCCCGTAAAAGATGACGACCGCATTTCGTTTAAGGTTGCAGCGCGTGAAGCAAACACTATTCGACACATTGTTCCGTTGCAGCAGTTGATGCTGTTGACCAGCGCAGCCGAGTGGCGTGTGTCACCAGTGAACAGCGATGCGATTACGCCAACCACGATTTCGGTTCGACCTCAGTCTTACATTGGCGCAAACAATGTGCAGCCATCAATTGTCAATAACAGTATGGTTTATTGCGCGGCGCGTGGCGGTCACATCCGTGAACTTGGATATTCATGGCAGTCCAATGGATACATCACAGGTGATTTGTCGCTTCGAGCAGCGCACTTGTTTGACAATTATGAGATTACAGACATGTGCTATGGCAAGTCTCCGCATCCACTGATTTGGTTCATCTCATCGACTGGTTTGTTGTTGGGATTGACTTATGTTCCTGAGCAACAAATTGGTGCTTGGCATCAGCATGACACGGACGGCACATTTGAAAGTTGCGCTTGTGTCGCCGAAGGAACTGAAGATCATTTGTATGTTGTTGTGAAGCGAACAGTCAACGGAAATTCAGTTCGATATGTTGAGCGTATGGCATCAAATGCATTTGATTCTCTTGATGATTGTTTCTTTGTGGATTCAGGATTGACTTATGACGGGAACAACACTACAGCAACAGATGTGACCGTGTCAGGCGGAACTCTTTGGGGACCAACCGAATTACTGACAATAACGGCATCGACTCCGATCTTTGCGTTTCCTGCAACAACAGATGTCGGTGACGCGTTTGTGTTTACGGCAACTGACGGAACAAAGTACAGGTTGACAATTGAGAGTTGCTCATCGACAACCGTGGTTCAGGCTCGACCTGACAAGGTTCTAGCGGTGGAATTTAGAAATGTTGCTACAACAAGTTATGGATTTGCTCGTAATACTTTGTCTGGTTTTTCGCACTTGGAAGGAAAGACCGTTTCTATATTGGCTGACGGAGCCGTTATGCCAAGCGAAATTGTTGTTAGCGGATCAATTACAATTGATCGAGCAGCAGTCAAAATACATGTTGGCTTACAATATTTCAGCGACTTGCAGACCTTGCCGCTAGCAATAAACATTGAAGCCTTTGGTCAGGGTCGAGTCAAGAACATTAATCAGGCTTGGGTTCGAGTGTTTCAGTCAAGCGGTCTGTTTGTTGGACCTACCGCTGACAAGTTGACCGAAGCCAAGATGAGAACGAACGAACCGTATGGGTCGCCGCCATCGTTGCGTTCCGACGAGATCAGCGTAAACATCACGCCGACATGGGCGCAAAGCGGTCAGATCTACATTCGTCAGGCTGATCCACTTCCATTGACGATTGTCGGAGTAACCATTGAAGCGGTGGTAGGAGCATAAACATGTACACAGATCCTTACGCCACATCTACAAGTTGGAATCCCAATTATCAAGGTCCACCAAGCGGATTAGTGCAGTTCGACCAAAGTGGCGCACAAATTGGTGGCGGTGGTATGGATGCCGCTGGAGCGTTTCAAGTGGCTGGCGGAATTATGGCGATCTTTGGCGCGGCAAACAGCGCCATCGGGACTTTCTACCAAGCCCAAAGCGCACAGAACCAATTGAAGGTTCAGGCTCAGAACGAACGCTTCCAGTCGCAGATGTCTGCCATCAATGCCAAGAGCGCCGAGTTTAGCGCCCAGCAGAGCCTCTTGGCTGGCGAGAAGCAGATTGGGCAGTACACAATGAGGGCTGGTCAGCAGAAGTCGTCAGCGGTCGCCTCAATGGCTGCAAGAGGCATTCAAGGTGGAGTCGGATCTGCCAAAGAAGTCATTGGCAGTATGGACATTGTCAAGGAAATTGACAGGCTGACGATGTCCGCAAGCAATGTCCGTCAGGCTGAGGCACTTAGAAACCAAGCCATGAACTACCGCAACCAGTCCATTATGTCTGGTCTAAGCGCCGACAACCTCAACACCAGCGCTGGGACAATTTACCCAGGGCTTGGCGTAGCAACCAGCCTGATTGGAAGCGCAACAGACATTGGTGGAAACTGGGCAAGAGACAACAGGCTTGAACAGTTACTTCTCGCACAGTCAACCAAGAGATTCTAAATGCCAACAGTACCAACATCATTCGTCCCTCAAGTTTCTCCACAGGGTGATGGAGGAATGGTTCCACTTCAGGCTCCTCCAGTTGAGGGTGTACGCAACGCATTGCCAGAACAACAGATTCGGTTTGGCGAGGCAATGAGAAGCGCTGGGAATGTTTCTTTTCGGATTGGTCAGCAGTTGCAGGATTCGATTGACGAGGCGGCTGCAAAGGCTGCCGATGTGGAATTATCACAGTTCTCAAATAACATTCTTCGTGGCAAGGATGGATATCTCGGTCTTCAGGGTAAAGACGCGGACACAAGATACGAAGAGACAAACAGCGCAATCCTTTCTGCTGCAAATGGCATTCAGTCAAGACTAAAAAACAAGACTCAGGTTGAACTGTTTAATCAATCTGCATCTCGAAACATTGTTCAGTTTCAGGGTCAGATGGGCGCACATTGGAACAATGAAGTTCCTAAATACTTGGCGATGGAATCGAATGCCCGTGCAATTCAATCGAGCCAAGACGCAATAAATTCGTATTCATCCTTTTCAAACGCATATCTAGAAAGTATTGCAAAGGCTGAAGCGGAAACTGCAACGGGATTGTCTTATCTTGGAATCTATAAGGGATCTGCTCAATATGATCAATCAATGAAAAAGGTGCGTTCTGGAATTACGGCTGGAGTTGTCAGCAGGTTAATGGATGAAAATTCTTATCAAGATGGTTTGTATTATTTAGAAGAGCAAAACAAATCAAAGTTGATTGACGAGCCAACATATCAATCGTTGCGTTCTGGATTGATTGCAAACAGAGATCGGCAGATGCGTATTGAATTAACTTATGCCATTAGGAATGGCTATCCACTTACAACACCTTCTGGAACTGGAAACTATTCGACTCCAGTTGTTGGAGGAGAGATTGTAAGTTTTAGCGAAAATGAATATTCCACCAAAGACGGTAAAAAGGTTTTATCAGGATTGACATTAGAAGTAGGTTCTGGAACTCAAATTAGATCCCCTGGCAGATCTACAGTAGAAGATTACAAAGAGGGTAGTAGCACCGTTACCCTTAAAAATGAAGATGGAACTCGATTTCACTTCCAAGGAATTGTCCCTTTAAACATAAAGCAGGGAGACAAAATTGCCCGTAACCAAATTATTGGTGTGGCAATGGATGATAAAGAAAATCCTGGAAAAGCAAATCTTACATATTCATTTACAAAAGATGGAAAATTAAAAGATCCGCAAAATGCAAATGATCTTGTAGAAGATGTAGGTAGACCAAAAACAAATACACTTCGAGACCAACTTGATCGTGCAAAGCAAATTCCAAATTTAGAAATGAGAAACCAAGTTGAATCGTCACTTAGGCAGGAGCATGAACAAGATGTTGCTGACTTTAACAAAGCGTACAATGAAAATAAACTTGCGATTTACAACATGGATGCTGCTGGAGTTTTGCCAAACCAAGAAAATGAGTTTGAAAAAAGGTTTGCATTTCTAACTCCAGATGATCGACAAAAATTTAATGCGCCAAAAAATGCTCAAAAACAAGAACAAGCATCTTTAAACGCAGAATATGAAATTACTACGGCTGGAGGTCCAACCCCAGAATTGTTGGAGAAGTATTCAAGTGACTTGACAGGTCCAAAACTGATTGCTTATATGAAGCAAATGCAAACTGTAAGATCATCGTCAGCATCTTTTGATCAAGAGAAATTTGGTTTGCTGCTTCGTCAAAATGGACTTGCTGCGTATGCGAATCCCAAAGAAGACGACAAATTAAAAGCATTGCAAATGCGCGACGCTGTTAATACCGAAATTCAAAGGCAAATGGATTTTACAGGGAAAGAGCCTTCTAATGAAGAAAAGCAAAGAATTATGATGGGTGTTATTAAGGATGAATCTTATATTTCTCGATTTTTCACAGATCCAAAAGTTCCAACTTCTTCACTAACAGCAAAAGAGAGAAAAGATGCATACAAAATTGTAAATGGGACTGAAATCCCTATTGGAATTTACGACCAACTAGGTTCTAGGCTTATAACAGCGCAAATTGATAACGAGGTTAAGAAAGCAATTGAAGCAGCAGAGCAATCCAAAAAAGAAGACATGCCTGATGAAAAATGGGAAGCAATTAAGGAAGCCATTAGGATAAAAATTATTAAGGATAATGCAATGAAAAAACCTACAGATAAAGACATTTTGGATGTATTTAATAAATTAAAGAAATAAAATGATTGAACAACCAGAAACTCAAAACAATGTTTTAACTTCTTCTGTATCCCAAAATCCAGTTGCAAGTGAACTTGATGGTGATGCAATTGACAGTGCTGTACAAGATGTAATAAGAAAAAACGAATTAAATCAATACAAGAAGACACCAGTTTTAACGCCAGTTCAACAGTTAACTCCAATTGAAAATGCTGTTAATGAAACAATTAAAAGAAACAATGAAAGCAACAAGACTGCGCTAAATCAATCCCTTGTTTCCGCTTCTGGGAAAGATCCAGATACGGCTGCAAAGTCTCAGGCTCTTGCTACAAGTTTAAATGTCTCTACTGGAGTTGTTGATTTTGACATTGAACTTGCAAAGAGACAAAAACTTTTAATGCAAGTAGAGGCAAAAAACCTTGCCGAAAAATATCCGTCACTAGCAAGAAGTTTTTTGGATAAAGACTTTGCAGAAGTTGCACATGATGACATTGACAATCTTGCGCAGACTTCTAATTTGGCAAATGAATTGCGAGGCAGTATTCCAGTTGGAATGGGATCTGGCGACAAGACTCTTTTTGGAGAAACTGCAACTACATATGCATCCGAGATGTTTACAGATTTTGAACGAGGAATGATATCTGGAACAAATACGACGACATACGGAGAACTTGCATATCAGGCGCAGATTCCTGCTTTAACAACTAGAGGCTTAGAACAACGACCAGATCTAGAGCAAGCAATTCAATATGCAGAGTCTGTATTTTCTGAACAAGAAGAATATCGCGGAACTTGGTCTGAATCATTTGGAACATTAATTGGTCAGATGAGTTCAATGATGGTTGAAGCGTCTGCTGTTGGTACTGTGTTTGGTGGAGCGGCGGCAGTCGCTGGGCAACTTGGACCTCAAATAGCATTTCCAGAAGAAGCAATAACAGTTCCAGCGGCAGTAGGTCTTGGATTTACCACATCGCTAATTGATCAAACTCGCAAAGTTGAAACTGGATCTGCATTTGTTGAATATTACAGGGGAAGTGAAGACTACGAGCCGATGTCATATGAAGAAGCCGCTTGGGCTGCAAACATTGTTGGAACAATAAATGCTTCTATAGAACTTGCTTCAACTGCATTTTTCTTTGCTCCGTTTGTTGGAGCGCTTCCAAAAGCGTTTTTGAAAAAAACAGTTGTAAATGGACTTCGTAAGGCAACAACAAAGTCAGGAGCAACAAGGGTTGCTGTGACACATCTTATTAAGTCTGCGGTTACTGAACCAGCGCAAGAAGTAGTGCAGGAAGGAACAATTATAGTTGCCCGTGAAATAGCAGGTGCGCTTACAGATCCAAATTTTCAATCTGCTTTAAGTACTCAAGAAGGCAGAGATAGAATTGAGGAAAGGGTTTCCAGCATATTTGAAATGACTTTTAAAGGTGCGCTTCCACTTGCTTTTATAGTTGGAGGATTTAGTCTTGCACATCAAACACGGAACATAGCAAAATCACAAAAACGACAGAAGTTGCTTACGGATCTTATTAGTGCAAAGGGCGAATCAAAGTTAGATAAGCGAAGTAAGCCAACATACAACTCTTACCTTGCCGAACAACTTTCTGGAGAGTCTCTACACATAGGTGTAGAGCAATTTGAACAAGCAAGAAGAAAGAATGGGGTAAGTCTTCAGGAAGTTGAAAAGATAATCCCTGGCATTACCGAACAGGTCGCAAAGGCAAAGGCTTCGGGCGGCGATGTTGTAATTCCAACATCTTTGTATTTGTCAGAACTTATTGATACTGAATTTGGCGTTTCAATTCGCAACGATATCCGCGCAGATGCAGAAGGAATGAGTATCAATGAGATTGCTGAATCGCAAGAGTTCTTAAAGGAGTTGAAGTCAATAAACAAACAGGCAGTCGAAGACTTCAAGAAAACGAATAAGGACTGGGCAGAAAGTGCTGGAAAAATTGAAGAAGAGGTGTTTGCAAAAATCAAGGCTGCTGGTAATTACACAGAAGAAGAAGCCCGTATGCTTGCCCAATGGCATCGAGATACTGCGGTAGTTCTTGCGTCAAGATTTGGAATGACACCAAAAGAATTCAACGCAAAGTTTGGGCTGTCAATTGAAAGTGCATATACGCCAGAGCAACAGGCTCCAGCGCAAGGATCGTTTGAGCAAGCATCACGCGCAGACCTAGGATTGGGACAACAGGCTGCTCCTGCTCCTGACAGCGGTGTATTTGACGCAAACAACCCACCAGTTTCAAGCGAAGCAATCTTTGCGCTGATGGATGCAGACGGAAAAATCTACTACGACATAAACGCAACGATGCACGGCGATCTTGTCGAAACATTTCCTGGCATAACGGATACGGTCATTGACGGCGGCTTCATTGTCAATGGCAAGTACATGATGGGCAAATCTGATGGTGGCTATTCCGCATTTGAGGGTGAACAAAAGCAAATTGACGCAGTTCGTAATTTTACGGAACAAGCCAACACGCAAGGGTTCAAAGAATCCAATTACCGTCCAGCCGTAGTTGCGTGGGCGAAGGAAAAGTTTGGTGACCGCACAGCGCCCGATGGCTCGACCGTGTGGCAGAATTTTACCGAGTGGTTCGGCGACAGCAAAGTTGTTGACGCTGAAGGTAAGCCAATGGTGGTTTATCACGGTGGTGAGTTTGGAAGAACTGTGTTTGCTGATACTGGCGGTCGAGTTGATTCCGCATATAAGCAAGGAACATTGCATTCACAAGGAATTTGGCTAACTAGGAATCGCGGTTCAGACATTGTGCCAGAATCAGGTCGTAGTGCGACTGAGGCAATGACATATGCAGAAAACTACGCTAATGGCGTTGTATACCCGTTGTATGTAACAATAAAAAACCCAGCGCAAGTGGACGATAGAAACATTATCAGAAACAGCGTTACCGTAGAGTCGCTCAAGGCTCAAGGACACGATGGCGCATTCCTGACGCAAAGTGGTGTGTGGGTTGCCTTTGAACCTGCCCAAATCAAATCAGCCATAGCCAACGCAGGACAGTTCAGCGCAACAGATCCGAACATATTGAGGCAGGATGCAGTTTTAGCCGCCTTCTACTCCGCTTTAAGCGTTGAAGTAAACAAGTTAACCACCAAGTCAGCAATTGCTGATAGTTGGAAGCAACAGATCAAGGGATTGATTGCTAAGGGTGTCATCAAGGAAAGGGAAGTCTTTTGGTCTGGACTTAACAACTGGCTTGACTTGCAAGAAGGCAAGATTACCAAAGAGCAAGTTCAGGCATTCCTAGCCGCTGGTGGCGTGAAGGTGGAGTTAACTAGGTTGGAGGAAAGGAAGGGGCAAGGGGGGTGGTATTTTGATATTGATGGTGATGTGTACGACTCTGAGCGGAAAGCAGAGGAAGCGGCAGATTCTTATTCTCTCCAACAAGCCCAAGATAAATTTGATAGTGATTCATCAATTGACGACTCCTACCTGTTAATGCGAGAAGGCGAAACAATCGAAACATTTTATGATGAGGATGAGGCGCGTCAGGCGTTGGCAGAGTTGGAAGACAGCGAAAACGCTTCTATAGAAGAAAGATATGAAATAATCATAAACGGCAATTCTTATGGGGTTTACGGCGATAGAACAGCCGCCCAAGAAGATGCCAATAATGTCATAAACGAATGGGCTGACGCACTGCGAAGAAATCTAGATATTCGCAAAGTTGATGATGATGACTCCAACGCTTCGAAGTTTAGTGCCTACCAACTCCCTGGCGGAACAAACTACCGCGAAGTTTTGGTGACGCTGCCTGTTGACCAAAAAGTTCGGGATGCTGGACAAGCAAAATACAATGAACTTGCCGATGCTGGTATGTCGCTTATGGAAGCGAAAGAGCAAGCAAAAAAATTGCTGCCGCAAGAATTTCGTTCTTCACATTGGGATCAAACAAATGTCCTTGTTCACCTTCGCATGAACGATAGAGTTGAGGTCGAAGAAATAGAGCGTAGAAGAATTGTGCGCAACACGGACGGCGAACGACCGTGGAAAGTGTTTGTTGAAGGCGAAAATCAACATCAGATCAGTTACGCCACACAAGCAGAGGCAGATGCTGATGTAGCGGAATACCCGACATTCACTGACCGCATTAAAAAGCGCACACTGTTCGTCGAAGAAGTGCAGAGCGACTGGGGACAACAAGGGAGAGAAAAAGGTTTTGTTAGTTTAATATGGAAGGCTGCTTTAGAAAAAGAAGGAATAAAACTAGTTAAAGAGTCTGCGTTAAAACGAGATAACGCATTACAGGCTCTCGGAAGTTGGAGAAATGAAAAATGGGAGGGGAGACCAACTCCTGAAATGCTTGACATGATTTTATCGATGAGTCACCTTGGAAGCGAGTGGGCAAACAGATTTGGCATCGAAAGCGATTCTGATATTGCAACAATCAATGATTACATTCAAACAGCAAGAAGATCCGTTGCTGTTGACAGACAACTTACGGAAATGGACTCTCACATTCCTGTCGCCCCATTTGTTGAAACAACTAGCGGCTGGCTTGAACTTGGGTTGAAGCAGATTATGCTTGAAGCGGTCAACGGTAAATACGACCGCGTTGCATTTGTTGACGGTGATCAAAGCGTTGAGCGTTATCGCAAGGCTTTGACTCAGGCGGTAGATGAAGTCGAAATCCAGCGCAACGATGACGGCACATACACCTACAACGCAAACAAGGGCGGCGGGACAATTCAGCGCGAAGCGTCAGTCAGCGCAAAAAGAATCGGCGAAGTCTTTGGCAAGGCTGGAAGCAAGCAACTATTAGAACAGGCAGACGCAAATCCAAACGACATTCACACCATTTCATCTGAAGACATTGAAATTGGTGGCGAAGGAATGCGGAAGTTCTACGACACTATTGTTCCGCAAGCATTAAACAAGATGCTCAAGAAGTTGGGCGGTGACAAAGTTGAAAATGTCAACATGATTACAGAAAAGCCTGTAACGCAAGAACAAATCAATGCGGCAGAAAGGCGCAGAGATTTTACCGAGTCTGAACGGTTAACTTTAATTTACGAACGGCAACAACTTGGTCGCGGCATTTCAGAAAAGGGAGAGCAACAAGTTGGAGAGCAACAAGGCTTCACCGTCACTCCCGCTCTTGCCGCGCAAGTAAATCAAGGACTGCCATTGTTTCAGTCCGCCCAAAACAAACCAGCAAGAGGATGGTTCGACCCAAAGCAACTGAAGGCAATGCTTGGTAGTAAGTCTGACATTACTACATTCTTTCACGAACTAGCACATTACTACTTAACCGTATATTCCAGAGTTGCTTCTGATCCACAATCTCCATCTCAAATCAGAGAGGATATGGACATAATACTTTCTTGGTTTGGAATTGCTGGTGAGACTCCAGAGCAAAGACTTGCGACTTGGAACGCAATGACTTTGGAAGAACAGAGACCGCATCACGAAGCGTTTGCATACAACAAAGAAATATATGTTTCAGAAGGCAAATCACCAAGCATTGAAATGCAGGGTGTGTTTGAACGATTCGGTCAATTCATAAAGAGAATCTACATTTCAATTCGCGACGATCTGAACGCTATATACAAGCAGGAATTCGGGACAGATCTTCCAATGATGACTGGAGAGATCCGCAGGGTCATGGACAGGATGATTGCAACCGACGAGCAAATTCGTTCTGCCGAAGAGCGAAGGAATATGGAGGACACTTTCAGGGATCAAGAATTATCTGGAATGGATGATGCTCAATGGGCTTCATACCAGCAGATGAGAGCGGAAGCCACACAGAAATCAGTGTCGGAATTGAACGAGCAAAGTCTTGCTGCGACAACATGGGCTTCAAGGCTGAAGGCTAATAAGGTCAAGGAAATACAAGCCGAGCAAGAAGAACTCCGCAGTGAAATTCGCAAGCAGGTCAAGAAGGAAGTTGAGTCTCGAAATGTGTATCGAGCAATCAAGTTTCTCAAGTATGGAATTTTGCAGACGGCTGGAGGCGAAGAAGTTGAATTCACTGGTTCAAACAAATTGAACACGAATGCAGTCAAACTTATGGTTCCTAAAGAGAACATGGATAAGTTTGGATCTGGCAAGAATGGGATGGTTGCCCTTGACGGATACCACCCAGACATTGTTTCAGAAAGATTTAACTATTCATCTGGCGACGAACTTATCCTTGCAATTCTTGACGCAAAGCCAATGGATGAGGTCATTGATGGGATCACCGAAGACCGTATGGAAATTGAAAACGGTGAACTCAATTCTCCACAGGCTATCGAAGCGGCTGCTGACAAGGCAGTCCATAACGAGGCAAGGGTCAAACTTGTTGCCGTCGAACTGCGGTGGCTGAGCAAAGCAACCCAGCCAGTTCGTGCAATGATTGCAGCGGCAAAGTCCGTTGCAAAGCAGATGCTTGAGACCAAGAGGCTTCGAGACATCAAGCCAGGAGATTACGCATCCGCAGCGGCAAGGGCTGCCAAAGAATCGCAGACTGCATATTTTGCCACCCAAAGCGCAGAGACGGCAGCCAAGACCGCTTACACGCGTCACTACAACAAGATGATCGCTGAGGGGGCTGAAGAGGCAAAAGCCGTTGAAATGGCAACCAAGGTCTCTGATGAGGCACTGGCAAAGGCAGAGTCTCGGTCAGAGGCACACAAGAAGAAGTACGGCAAGATGAAGCCAAGCGAGGTTGCGGCACAGGCGAAGCGTTCCCAACTACTACAGGAGCAGTTGGCGCTAGAGGCGAACGATGCGATTGACCAAGTTAAGAAGTCGCTCAAGTACCTGAGGAATGTCCTCAGCGACAAGAATGTGCAGAAGATTGGCGCAGACAATTCAGATCAGATTGCTCTTCTTTTGGAACGATTTGAGTTGAAGAACATTTCGTTGAAAGAAATGGATAAGCGGACTTCTCTTGCAGACTGGATTGCAGGTCAGTTGGAATTGGGTCTTGAAGTTGACATTTCTAAAGAACTTGTTGATCAAGCAAACAAGATCTCTTATCGAAATATGACGCTGAGTCAATTCAATGATTTGGTGGATGCGGTTAAGACAATCGAGTACATGGGCAAGAATGAAAACGCAATTCTTACTGCCGCAAAGAAGGCTGTGTTTAAAGAAAAAAGAGACGAGATAGTCAAAAGCATTATTGAAAATGCTGGGGATAGAAAGGCAAGTACACGAACACCAAAATCAGGAACAATTGGTGCAGTCACTAATCAGATAACAAGATTTCTTGCTGCTCAATTTAAGGCTGCATCTGTTGTAAGAATTTTGGATGGAGGAAAAGATGATGGACCGCTATGGAATTATCTAATTCGATCTGCGAATAAAAGTGGCGACAAAGAAACAACTATGAGGGCAACTGCCACAGAAGCAGTGTCAAAGATTCTCAACCCACTTTTTAAACTTGGAAAAATGGGAGGTAAGGGGAAATTCTTTGTTTCTGTAAATGAAAGTCTGAACAGAGAAGAAAAACTTGTCATTGCATTGAATATGGGTAATGAAGGAAATACCCAAAGAATGCTTGATGGATATGGATGGACTCTTGAACAGGTCATTCCAATTCTTGAATCAATGACAACGGAAGAACTGAACGCTGTGCAAGAAATTTGGGATCACTTTGAAACATACAAGAATGAAATTTCAGACAAGTCAAGAAGGATTTATGGAAAGGATCTTGACTTTGTTGAGCCAAATCCAATTCAAATAAAGTCTGCGAGTGGTGAAATTGTAAGTTTGAGGGGTGGTTATTACCCAGCAAAATATGATCCGATGGCAAGTCTTGCAGCGGAAAATTACAACGAGGCAGAAAAGGCGAAAGACTTGTTACGAGCAGCGCACATCAGCGCAACGACAAGTCGCGGATACTCAAAGCAACGAGCAGCAAAAGTAGTTGATCGACCACTTATTAGGAATCTTTCGGCGCTTTATGCTGGACTGAATGAAGTAATTCACGATCTTTCTTGGCATGAATGGACGATTGATGCCAACAAACTTATGCGTGACAATGCATTCGACAAAGAAATTCGTGATAGATACGGTCCAGCATTTAAGAATCAATTGAAGTCGTGGATTAAAGATGTTGCCGCTGGTGAAAAGGGTATGGACACAGATGCCGACATTGCATTGAATTTCTTGCGGCAAGGAGTTAGTTCGGCTGGACTTGGATTTAATTTGACAAGCGCTGCTCTTCAGGTCACTGGGTTCAATCAAAGCATTATTCGAGTTGGTCCAAAATATATTGGCTACGGAATTATGCAGGTGATGAAGCGCGGAATTGGTGCCTTTCGAGAAGTCAACGAACTTTCTGAATTTATGGCAAACAGATCAAGGACTCAATTCAGAGAGTTGAATGAACTTAGGAATCGAGTTCAAGGTCAAAGCGCTGCAATGAAACGAGTCAGAATGGGTACATATTTTCTAATGATGAAAATGCAGCGGAGTGTAGATGTTCCGACATGGATTGGTGCTTACGCAAAGCAACTTGAAATAAATCCAGATGAACAACTAGCAATAGACATTGCAGATCAAACTGTTATTGATACTCAGGGTGGAGGTCAAATTAAAGATCTCTCTGCCGTTGAACGAGGTGGCGCTGGAACAAAATTGTTTACCGTGTTTTATGGATACATGAACACCGTGTACAACATGGCTGCTGTTCAAACAATGACAGAAAAGAAACGGGGCAAACTGGCTGCTGACTATGTAATGCTTTTTGTTGTCCCAGTTGTTTTAAGTTATGCACTAAAGAAACTTCTCAAACCAAGCAAAGATGACGACGATGAATTTGATTTTGTGCAACTGTCAAAAGATCTTTCTATTGAACAGATTCAATACTTGATGGGAACAATGGTTGTTGCAAGAGAATTTTCGCAAATTGCAAAGACAATGATTGATCCTTCAGCGCCAAGTATGGGATACGGCGGACCTGCTGGAGTCAGAATGATTGGAGATACATACACGGCTGCAACGCAGATTGGTCAAGGCGAATTTGATAGTGCATTTAGAAAAAGCGCAATAAATCTTATTGGAGATGCGACTGGTCTCCCATCGGCTCAGATCAACAGAACAATTGACGGGATTGAAGCCTTGATGGAAGACGAAACAACTGACATACGAGCGCCATTGTTTGGTGTCAGAAAATGATACAGGTACCCATATTCTTTTCGAAGATTCTAAATTCAAACTAGAGGACACATATGACTATTTCCAGCGCCGTACGAATTGCAGGACCGTTCACAGGAGATGGCATAAATGCCACATTTCCGTTTACATACAAGGTGTTTAGCGCAGCAGATGTGCAAGTTATTCGTTTAACTATTTCGACTGGTGTTGAGACAACTCTGACCATTGTCACCGACTACAACATTACGCTCAATGGCAATCAAAATAGCAATCCTGGAGGCAGCATTGTGTTGGTTACTCCGTTGCTTGCCTTGTACACGCTGACAGCCACCAGCAACATTGCCAATCTTCAGCCCACTGATCTGACCAACCAAGGTGGCTTTTATCCTGAGGTAATTACGGACGCTTTAGATCGAGCAACCATTCAAATCCAACAGATGAGTGATGATGTGACGCGGTCGATTAAGGCTCCATTAAGCGACGATTTGACAACGATGGACATGACGCTTCCAGTTGTGGCAGACAGAATTAACAAAATTCTTGCATTTGGCGCAACTGGAATGCCGACCGCAATAGCGCAACCTCCATCAAGCATTACAGGAAATACGAATATTGTTGGAACTCTTGGTGTCACAGACGCAACAACACTAAGTTCAACACTTAGTGTAACAGGCGCTGCAACGGTTCAAGGATTGACCGTTGGCAAGGGGACTGGAGCCATTGCAAGTAACAGTGCATTTGGACAATCAGCATTAAACGCAAATACTACAGGCACTGTTAATAGTGCCTTTGGTTATACAGCATTAGCCGCAAACACCACAGGTTATGGTAACAATGCATTTGGCGCACAAGCATTAAATTTAAATACTACAGGCGTTCAAAACAATGCTTTTGGAAGTTACGCATTAAACCTAAACACAATAGGTTATAATAACTGCGCTTTTGGATATGCGGCACTAACCAACAACACCGTAGGAAATAATAATAATGCATTTGGATATGCAGCATTAGATTCTAACACCACAGGTAACAATAATAATGCTTTTGGATATGCAACATTAAGCGCAAACACAACAGGCATTAATAACAATGCTCTTGGCTCAAACGCATTACAAGCAAACACTATAGGTACTTACAATAATGCCTTTGGTCATTCAGCATTATATTCAAACACCACAGGTGTTGAAAATTGCGCCTTTGGTCATTCAGCATTATATTCAAACACCACAGGTGTTAATAACAATGCTTTTGGATATCAAGCATTAACCGTAAACACCACAGGTACTTACAATAATGCCTTTGGTAGTTTAGCATTACAATCAAACACCACAGGTGCTGAAAACTGTGCCTTTGGTCAGTCAGCATTACGATCTAACACCATAGGTGTTAATAACAATGCCTTTGGTAATTTAGCATTATTTTTAAACACCACAGGCGTTAATAACAATGCATTTGGTACTTCAGCATTAGCCGCAAACACCATAGGTACTTCTAACAGTGCATTTGGATATTACGCATTAGCCACAAACACCACAGGTATTAATAACAATGCATTTGGATATGCAGCATTAACCGCAAATACCATAGGTACTTCTAACAGTGCATTTGGAACACAAGCATTAGACTCAAACACCACAGGTAATTATAACAATGCCTTTGGTAATTTAGCATTATCTGGAAACACTATAGGTACTTACAATAGTGCCTTTGGTTCTGCAGCATTACAAGTAAATACCACAGGTATTAATAACAGTGCCTTTGGATATGCAGCATTAAGCGCAAATACTACAGGTGTTAGTAACAGCGCATTTGGTTATACAGCATTAGATTCTAACACCACAGGCAGCAGTAACAGTGCATTTGGATATGCAGCATTAAACGCAAATACTACAGGCATTCAAAACAGTGCACTTGGATATGCAGCAGGAAACACCATTACTA